TTGCCCATGATCAGCTCCTCGATGATCGCATCCACACCCACCGATTTTCCGAACCTGTCCTCGTAGATTATCTCCGCCTGCGCCATCGTGCACATGTCGAAGTCCATTTTGCGTTTGCTGCCGTCCTGAAGCACCGCAACCGTGCTCTGCGTCATTGCCGCGTTTCCCATATCGCACCTCCGTTATTTTGATAAAGGGCTGCAAACCCATACAGTCAGCAGCCCTTGTCGTTATTGTGATTAAGTCTGCGGCAGCACGCTGGAGAAGAATGTCTTCAGCGCCTCCGCGCTCGCCAGCTTGGCCACGCGCTTCATCTGAGGCTTGCCGTCCGCGCGCATCTCTGGAGAGGAGGACGCGCTGAAGGTATAGCTCTCCGGGTTGGACGCCTGCGTTTCCGTGGCGGTCTCGTCGGACTCGTCGTCCTTGGACGGCTCTGCCCACAGATACCAGATGCCCGTATAGGTGCCGTCAGATTCGGTGCGCGCCCAGCCGATCGCATAGTGTCCGCCCACGTCGTCGGGGCCTACGATGTAATCGTCACCTTCTCCGGCCATCCCGTGGAGCACCTCCATCTCAGAGGCCAGATCTACAGTGCGGCTCGTGTAGGTGATATCCGCGTCGCTGATGCGGTTGCTGTTGTGGATCATCTGGTTGCTCTCGTAGATTTTGTTGGAGCTCTTGTTGACCGTTACGCCGACGGTCGCGGTGCCGCCGAATACACCCGGCGCGTCGTATGTTACCTTGCCGGTCTCCTTGTCATACGTGGCCTTCGCCACGTAAAAATCAGTGACGCCGGTCTTGACCGTGACTTTTTTCTGCATTTCTATTCCTCCTTCATCCGGCTTGCCCGGAGCTCATCCCTGTAAAAGTCCTCCTGCATAGACTGACCCGGCATTACCACAGCGAATCCCGCCATGCGAAGAGCCCTGATTGCATCCTGTACCCGCTGAGCGGAATACTGCTTCTGAAAAATGTAGACCTGAAACATTTCCGCCGTCATAACCGGCACGTCGCTTTCATAGATCACGTTGTCGCCGCTATGGCGATATGCCGCTCCCTCCTCGGGAGCGCCGTCCAGCACAAGGTGATACGCCGGCATAACCGATGCCAGCGCGTCGTGCAGCCTGTCTTCGTTTCGCATGTGACCTCCTATTCTTCGTCATGCCAGATCTTGTCGGCTTCTCTTGCCACAATATCCGTAACGCTGTCCGATGCCTCGTCAAAAAAGTATGTTCCCGGTCTTTTCGTCGGCGGGCCACCTTTTTTGTGATTGTACTGTCTGCCGTAGTGCTGTACAAATCCCACAACGGCGTTCGTCTTCCTGCCGTGCCTCGTTTCCCGCGTCCCCTGCGGCCAGATATCCACCTCTGCAGAATCCGAATAAATCTTGAGCGGCCCCGGCGCTATGGAGTCGATCATCTTTCCCGTCTTTTTCAGGCCATGCTCCATCGCCTTTAAACGGGTAGCTTCCGCAATCAGCTCCGCGCCTCGCTCAAGCGTCTTCTCCACTTTTCTGCGCGTCGCGCCCTCACGATTATTCAGATCCTTAATAAGTTCCTGCAGTCCGACTGTGTTTACTCTCGCCACGTCAATCCCTGCCCTTCACGAGCTCGCAGTACAGCTCCGTGCGGTGGGTTTTGTCGTTGCGATAACTGCGCACAATGCTGTACTCCTCGCCGTCAAAAGCCAGCAGCCGCTCTCCGAGGTATTCGTCCGTCCACACCTCTGCGCGCAGGCTCAGGTCGTACCCGGCCTGCGAGGCGTCGTAGAACTCCCGCTCGCCCACGGAGCTCACGCGGGAAAAGATCTGGCGTCCCCGCTCCCGCAGCGGTTCTCGGCGGATGTTGCCGCGCTCAATGGTCTCATGCACCGGAATAAGCGTAACAAGATCATGCATGCGCGTCCGCCTCCCTGTACTTGCTGGACAGTCCCATCGTCCTGCGCAGGCCGTCGTAGATTCCCCGGCACGCCTCCGCCTCGGGCGCGGATGCGTCAAAGTTTCCCTTGACGTACATCCGCACCGCGTGGTCGTACAGAGCGTCAGCCTCCTGACGCGCGATGCCCCGAGCCTCCATGTCGGTCATTGCGGCCTCCGCCAGCGCCAGCAGCTCCCCGTCGTAGGTTTCACCTGTGCGCCGAACGGCCATCCTCAGATCGGTGATGTCAAGCATCGCGCGTCACCTCCGTCAAGCGCCCGGCTTGAGGTACGCGAACGCCTTGCTGTCGTAGACGTCGCCGTCCACGATCGCGTAGCCCATGTAATCGGTTTCGCGCTTCTTGACGTGCTCCTCGCTGTGCATGGTCATGCCGCGATTGACGTTCGCCCAGTAGCCGCGCTGCGCGTTGCCGAAGAGGATGTCGCCGTCGTCAAGGCTGGCATCGATCTCGACCGGCATGCCGTAGACGCGGCCAACCGCGCCCTGCGTGCTCAGGTCAGTGAGGAAGATCGGGCGCTTGTTGGCGTCCTTGATCTCCGCCAGAACCGTCCATGCGGTGTTGTTGTTGACGTAGATCGCCGCGCCGGGGATGTGGCTGGAATGCAGCTTAGCGATAGCGGCGCGCAGATTGGTGTCGGTGAGATTGCCGGCTGTGTAGGTGACGATCTGCGGCGTTCCCTCTTCTGCCTCCAGATAGGTCTTGATGCCTCTCGGCTCGGGCTTGAAGCCCTCCTCATTGCCCGGTTTTCCCTTGCCCTTCCATACTGCGGTGCCCAGTGCAACGCCGATGCGCTCGCCGATCTCGCGCTCGATGAAGGAGATGAACTCCGGAATCGCCATCGCGCGGAGCTTCCAGCTGACCGTTACGGACTTGGCCAGCTCACAGCCGGTCAGGTTGATCTCGCTGAAGGCGTTCTCCTCGTCGACAACGACGTCAGGCTCCTCGTACCATGCGGCGTCGCCGGCGCGGATGCCGTCGAAGCGCTTCATGGTCAGCGTGCCGCGCACGGAGAACTTGCGCACATCATTCCAGAGCGGATAGGATTCCTCCGCGCGCTTCCAGATACCCGCCACGACGGTCTCCGGAATCAGAACGGCGGTGTTCTCGGTGGTGTGGGTGTAGGCGCGATACTCGGCGTTGACGGTCTCAAAGGTTCTGGTCTGAGCCGCCGTCATGCGCATGCCCAGCATGCTTGCCGCCCATGCGTCGCGGTATTCCGCCGGCTCGGTAAACTCGCCCGCGCGGTTTTCTGCGGTTTCCGTTGCGGTTCTCTCGATGGTGCGCATGCCCATGCCCTCGGGCTCTGCCGCCTCAATGCGGTCGGCGATTTCCTGACGGCGCAGCAGCTGGTCGCGCTCGGCCTCAAGATCTCCGATTTCCTTCTCCAGCGCGTCGATGTCGATCTCGCCCTCGCCGCGCATCTCCGTGCGGATCTGGGCAAGCCTTGCAAAAATTTCCCTGAGTCTCTTGTTCATTATTTGCCTCCTGTTCTCGTTGTCATGCGTTCAGGTCGTGCTTTCTGCTCAAGGCCTCCGGCCTCTTTCCTTCGCGCTGTCCAGCGGGAACAGGTGCAGCGGGCGCATTCGCGCCCTATCTCACGGGACGTCCGTCCCGACAGATTGTGTGTTTATCCTAAATTGTTCGGGCTATCAGCTCGCGCAGCCTCCGCTCAATGCCCTCCAGCTCCTCTCTCACGCCGTCCAGCGCGAACATGTCTCTGGCAGACACGAATGTATCCTTGTAAGCGGGAATGTCTACGACCGATAGGTCAATCAGCTTGCTGATGCGGGTGATCGTGCGCAGATGCTTGTCTGCATCGTACGAATAGCCTCCGGACGGCGGCAGCGTAAATGCAAAGGAGCACTGCAGCGCGCCCTGACGCGCCAGCTCGTAGCAGTCCCGGGAGGCTGTCGTTTCAAACAGTCTGGCAGTAAAATATACGCCGTCCTCCCGCTTTTCGAGCGCGAGGCTTCCGCCTCGGGCGCGGGCGAGTATCGGCACAGCGTTGACGTGGTTATAGCGCAGACATACGTCGCTGACGTCCGCCTGATCCAGCGCGCTGCGGTCGATCTGCTCGAAGTACTCCACGCCCCGCTCATCCGTGTAAATCAGTGTCGGGGAATTAAAGGAGATTGCCTTGCCCTCCAAAACCATTTCCCCTCGTTCCGTTTGTTCCGCCGCGCGGAACTCCACGATTTCGCGTCTCTGCTTTTCCGGTCTTGCGTTATCCGGCATTATTGTCATCCCCCTCCTTCTGCGCCTTCAGCAGCGCGGCTTCACCCTCGGAATTCCACGGCGGAATCATCTTTTTGCCCTCGCCGTTCGGCAGCGGCGGCAGATTGAAGATGCCGCGCAGCTCGTCGTAAGTCAACGCACCCAGCATGCCCAGCCGGTTGCCCAGCTCAACGCGCGTGCGGGTGCTGGCGTACTGCAGCCGGTCGGCCTCAAACTGGATGACGTGGCCGTCGTTCCGCTCGCCTATGGTAAACAGCGCGTTGTTGTACTCCATGTGGAGCTGAATCGGTATGGGCTCGATCACGCCCTCATAGGTCGCGTTCCACTCGTCCTCCGTGTATGTGCCGGTGATGAACTTCTCGTTCACACCGTAGTAGCGGTAAACATTGTTGCGAATCTGCGACATCTGCTCGGTCGTCAGGCTGTACATCCTGCTCGGATCCAGCTGAACGAAATCCATCTCGCCGTCCATGCCGGCAATGCCGCCGGTATTCTCCGGATTCAGGTAGGCGTCAATAAATTCGTTGACGCGATCCTTGACGTCGCGCTCCTTCACGCCGATCTTCTTCAGCTTCACGATGCCGCGCAGGCTCGTGCCGCTCTTGACCGCCGACATCATGCCGGCGTTTGCCACGTTGACCATTTCGACGGCGGTATCCAGCGGCGT